AAGGGATATCTTTCCTATAGCAGTATCAAACATGCTCTCAATGACATAAGGCTATGGGAAATGTACATGGCTGGTCAGCTGAGAAAAGAATCTCAAGCGCTGAGCTTTGGGAGCGTGTACGATACGCTCTTGTTTGAACCTAACGAATACCAAAACCGCTTTCACACTTTTGATGACAAAGAGATTTGCGCTGAGATTGGCGGCAAGAATCCTCGTGCTACGAAAAGGTACAAGGAATGGAAAGAAGAATTGTATGTCGATGCTAAAGCATTGGGCAAGGATGTGGTGTCGGAAGAGGACTACATCATGGCTATAGACATGATCTCAAGATTAGATGATTGTGGACTGCTCGACAGCCATCTCACTGGTGAAGTCCAGGTGGAATTTAATACTTGGATTGAAGACATTCCGGTTCGAGGGTTCTTGGATTGTAAAGTGCCTGGTATTATCATAGACAGCAAGAGCACCCGTAGTATCGGAGGTTTTAAACGGGATGTGTTTTCTTTTGGCTATGACATTCAAGCCTACATCTACACATCAGTTTATCCCGGCAATGAGTTTGCTTGGGTAGCGCAGGAGAAAGCGTACCCCTACTTACCTGCGTTGATACACGCAAGTGATGAAACACTTCGTAGTGGAGAGTTTAAGTTTTGGAAAGCTGTTGATGCTATCAAAGAGCACTTCCAACTCGACCGACCTGCCACTACTTTTTACAAAGAATTCTATGTTTAATTTAATATCTATATCATGAGCCAAAACGAGAATGTTTTAGCCGGATACTTCAATGAGATGAAGGTCTGGAGTGACACGGACAGCAAGTTCGTGCCGTTTACAACTGGTGTAAGCGGAGAGTTTAGTTTCACCCTCGATGAACTCGAGGATGTGAAGAAGTTTGCAACCCATAATGCAAAGACACCGCGAGTTTACTTTGAACTCAAGATGTCTCGCAAGACTGGGCGTCCTTACGCAATCGTAAAAGACCCTAGTACCTGGGGAAAGAAAGAAGATAAGCAGCCAGCGACCCAAGAGGATAGCGATGGTCTGCCGTTCTAAGATCGAGGACACCTTATATCTAATGGTATGTTTTGCGTGGGGAATGGAGCGTGTTGGTTCTGTTCCCCCAACATACCGAGCCAAGAGAGGTGGCAAAGAAATATCGTTTACGATAGATGTGGTTAAACACAAAGACAAAACACTGTGCTTGCCTAACAAAGGAGAGAGTGACTACAAGATAGTTATCATACCAAACAAAGTTGGAGACAACCTAATCTTACTAGAAGGTAAAGATGTTTGGGGTCGGGAGACCATGACCTTTGAGGAGATAGCGAAACTGATTAAGTATAAAGAGCGAATCGAATACAAAAATGGAATATAATTTAGAAGACGTACCCCACTACTACATAGGAGAGCATAAGGCTATTGAAGCTATGGATGTTGTGTTGGATTTTCAGAGGAGTAATTACAATGTAGGCACAGCGCTTACCTATCTTATGAGGGCCGGGAAGAAACCAGGCAATCCAATGAAACAAGACATCATTAAAGCAATAGTACACCTTAAAAGAGAACTCGACCTTATCGACTATGAAAGTAACCATCTACCAATCAATAACGGATACCAAGAATCCCTTTCACATTCCACTTGGTACAGCACTACAACGAATCAAGTCCGGAAAGAGTAAGGACATAGTCGAGAAGATACGAGACACTGGAGAGAAAGACCTTAAGATATCATTACCTGCTGTATTGTTTAGCGGGGTTTTTGAGGAGCGTAAGGACGCTGGGTTAAAGCAGCATAGCGGATTTATTGTACTTGATATTGATGACCTCAGCAATCCTAACGAAGTAAAGCAAACTCTATCCCTGGACTCTTATGTTTACTCGTGTTGGCTATCGCCTAGCGGTAAGGGTGTGAAGGCCTTGGTCAAGATCAATGACAGCACCAGACACCGAGAACATTTCTTCGCTATCGAAAACTATTTCGACAATCATTATAATATTGTAGTTGACCCTACCGGCAAGAATGTATCGAGAGCCTGCTACGAAAGTTACGATAGTGAGCTGTATCTAAATGAAGACAGTGAAACCTTTACCGCTTATGTGAGTGAAGAGAAGAAAGAATCTAAGCCTAAGCAGGAGCTTATTAAACCTCAAGAGTACACCGACTACAACAAGCTGAACATAGCAGCGTCTATGATACGGAATGCGGTGGACGGAGAGAAGCATCACGCCTTGTATAACGCAGCTCGATTGTGTGGCGGATACATTGCCGGAGGTAAGATGATTGAGGAAGAAGCTATCCGGGTGTTAGAGTATGAGATATCATTGAGAGACATCAAGGATTTCGATCATGCTAAGAGGACCATTAGAGACGCGCTGAACGAAGGAAAGGGAATGCCTATCCACGAGGTATTAACCTTTGAAAAAACTGAGCAACGTAAGCAGCGCGTGAAGAGTGGCGACATGAGTTTCATTGCGCCCACTGACGATGACTTTAAATGGATTGAAGACTTTGCTCAAGGCAAGATTGAGATGGGGTTGACCACCGGAAGCGATACCCTAGACAAACACTTTAGATACAAAAGAGAGTTTACTATACTCAACGGGCATAGCAATGTGGGTAAGACTACCTTTGTGTTGTACCTCATGGTGAACTCAAGCATCAAGCACGGGTGGAAGTGGTGTGTGTATTCATCCGAGAATGCTACTGCCAGCACGAAGATGAGGCTGATGGAATTCGCTACCGACCGAAAGGTAGACCGCATGTCTCGCAGTGAGTTGGCTAGTGCGTACAACTGGGTAAACAAACACTTCGTGTTCTTTAGTAACAAAGACATGTATTCTTTCCACGATATCCTGGCTTTCACCGATAAAGTTAGAGAGAGTCAAAAGATAGATGCACTATTCATAGACCCGTATAACTCACTTAAGATTGACATGGGGCAGCACTCTAAGATTGGGATACATGAGTATCACTACGAAGCTGCATCGGAACTTTTAAATTACAGCGTCAACAATGAACTCGCAATTTGGTTAAACACTCATGCTGTAACTGAGGCGCAGCGACGCAAGGATGGTGAAGGATATCCAGTTGCGCCTTACGCTGAGGACAGTGAGCACGGTGGCAAGTGGGTCAACCGCTGCTCCTGCTTCCTCACAATACATAGGAAGGTCCAGCACCACGACCCTATGGTAAGAAAGACCACTGAGTTCCATGTTCGTAAGGTGCGTGTGGTTGAAACTGGTGGTACGCCGACGCCATTGTATGATCCAATAGAGTTCCAAATGAACATCACTAACACTGGGTTCTACTGCGCAAACGATAGAGGCAAGAGGTTCTTCACTCCTATCAGTGAGCAGTTTGAAAGCTACATTCCACCGAGCTCAGCTGAGGACGCGTTTGATATGACTAATGTAATATGAGAAGAAAGAAGAAGACCGGAGCGGTAAGACATAAGAAATCAAAGCATGATGGTATAGAGTTCCAGTCAAGCCTTGAGTTGTACTGCTACAAAAAACTAAAGTCTAGTGATTTATCTTTTGACTATGAAGGTCATAGGTTCGAGGTACTAGAATCCTTTAGACACGAAGGGTTCTATGGTAAGAAGGCAGCTCGTGGATTCAGCTTGAAACAAAACAAGTTGATACGGGCTGTCACTTACACCCCAGACTTTGTGAGTCACAAACATAAGTTCGTGATCGAGACAAAAGGATTTGTGCCATCACAGCACAGCTTCCCATTGCGTTTCAAAATGTTTCTCATGTGGCTAAAGAACAACGACATGGGGGACTATGATGTTTACATACCCAGAAACCAGAAGGAGGTTGACCAGGTGGTAGAACATATTGTTAATAACGTGTGATACATTAGTTGCTAATGGTCTGTAGTTTGCTGTAAATTATATACAAACAAACGGCCATGACTAAACACGAATTATCTAGACTCTATCACGACGCTTGTGAGAATGCTCACAAGGAGATCGTTGAGCTCTATGAATCGTGCCATGAATCCAATGGTGACCCGGTGTGTGACACTGAGAAAATCATCTACATCCTGCAACGAGTGAATCAAAGGGTAAGGATAGAGCTTGACTTAATTAAGACTGCCGTCATTGAACATCACGAAACAGATGGCAGAGAAGTTTAGATGCGCGAAGTGCAAAAAGCACAAGACCAGAGAACACTTTCATAAGGACAGAAGCAGACGCACTGGTGTGCAAAGGTATTGCATACCTTGCAAGAAGCGAGCTGATGTACACGGAAAGAAAAAGCTCGACGGAAAGTTTATAATCTACTACCTACCAAAGGAGCGGTACATAGGTATGACGAAGAACTTTTCTAGAAGGATAAAGCGCCACAAAGAAAACGGAAAGAATGTAGAGTGGGCTTTTATTGTAGTCAAAACCAGACACATGAAGCTAGCGCATCTACTAGAAACACTGCTTCACATGGTCGGCTTTAATGGGTTTAGATATTAGGGATATCGAAGTCTACGTACTCGATAGTCAAGTCACCATCCTCTGCAGCATCGGCTAGGTCCGGATATATTCTCCGGTAAGCGTCAACCGATGAACCAATGAATCCCTCCTTAGTTATATTCTGCTGCGAGTGATCGCCTACTAATAGGCAACCAGCAGTATGGTCATCAGTATTCCCAGTATGAATAAGTATGTACTCAAAGTTTGGGACGTCGCGTACCCAAAGCATGCCACGATGAAACCCACCATACTTTCTAGTATAGCGGGAGTGAAATCCACCGGTGGTTCTAAGCGTGACTTTATACTCTCCTGCAGGGACTCGTGTTTCTCCATATACTTTTTCTTCTCTGTGCTCATCTTCTAATGTGAATGCTAAGAACTCTCTGTTGCCGTCTGTTACATCGAACAACAACCCTAGTGTACTGTCTTCTTGCGAAGAGAATCTTAATACTTGTAGTTTCATTTTGTGTTTCCTCTTTTATCAATTGTTCTTACTGCAAAGTAACCGCCAACAACGGTAACGCTAAGCATGTTCCATAGATTGATCCACGCCCCGTTAACATCTACCAATCCGAAGCCATCAAAGAACGTCATCAATACTAGGAAAACCACAACCACCATGAGTGTAAGTGGGCGTACATTCTTAGACAGCCAAGATGTAGATGCCATGTCTGACTGCCAACGCTTACTAATCTCTTGTTCAATCTGAGCTTTCGCTGCGGCCTTTTCTTCTGGAGTAGCAACAAACTTATCCACGATATTACCTACCGCATCTACAGTTTCTTTTGCACCACCCCCTAGAATCTTTTTAATAATATTACTCATCTCCTAAATCTAAAAAATAATTTCTAACCATTCCATCACGGTATGCTTTCCATGGATAGATACCGCCATCGTATGTGCCTCTAGAATTTCTATTGTAAATAGATTTCAAAGCACTAATCTTTTGTGCGTTTGTCATTCGCTCGTAAGAGTCGCTTGAAACAAACTTCTTAATCTCATTGTATCTGTATGTACCGAACATCTTCATCATAGCATGCGCATCTTTAGGCATCACGTCAATGTAGTGCGGTTCGTTTACATTCAATCCATAGTAAGCTGATTCACTCTTGGTGAGTTGAATCTTTAACTTACCCACCGGCATAGGATATCCAGGGATCACATCAGTGTCACCGGTCTCTTTGAACAAGTTGTATATCTCAACCTTTACCGGGTCAGTAGAACTGATTCTAGATTTGAATACACCGAAGGTATTGTACAACCAAGGGTACTCATCTCCATCACCGATCATCAATGAGCCACCACCCTCTGGAGTTTGCGTGATTGACTCACCCCAAATATTCACACGAGGTATGACCTGCTCGCCAGTACCCAGGTAGTTGAATGTCTTATCACGCAAGATGTTGTCAAGCACGTTGAAGAAGTCTGCGTTAGGATGTCTGTAGTCCGGAAGATACTCACGACCAGAGCGGTAGAATGCGCTGAGTGAGTTCGGGAGAATCACAGAGAAACCAGAACGCGAAATGTTCTCAAGGTACTTAGTGAGCTGGCGCTCGCTTGGGTCAGCAAGAAGCTTAATGATACCGTCAATACCAGTAAGGAAAGACTGGTTCATCATAGAACCTAACACCCCAGGAACAACACCCGTTAAATCTGCAAGGTAATCCATGAAGTTGTCCGAGCGGTTAAGTACTCTAGACTCCATCTGCGCATCACGCATTGTGGACTTCAAGCCTACTGCCTGGGCTGCCATTACCGCACCACCAAGACCAAGCTTCTGATAGTTAAACCATACATCATTCGCTTGAAGTGTAGGGTCTTCACCTTTCAATAGTCTATTGATACCGGTGATGTTGATCGAGTTGGGTGGAGCGACCGAGTATTTCAAATCTCTTTCTCTTGCAACGTCAGCATCTACCGGAGTAGTAATCAATCCGCTTTCCATCAATCGCTGTGTGGCTTTATACATCAGCCAGCTCATGAATGCTTTCGACAACAACTCGGCAAGCTCGCGCTGAGATACTCTCCCTCTTGCTGCTTTCTTGATAGCAATGGTAGCAATAGGTATAGCAGGGTGTGCTAGCTGAATACTTTGAGCGAGGATGTTAGCCGGAGTCTTAACGTACGGCATGTGCATACGCACCACAACACGGAAAGCATTCTCTAATACACGACTGCGCTCCCCGATTAAATCAGCGGTTCTTGTTATAGCCTTATTCAACCATGTAGCAAACTGGTTATCCTCTTGGAACGTAACCTTTAGACCTGCTTGTGTTGCCTTGTTTCTGTACTCTTCATTTGGATACTTCAAGAATCTATTTAACTCATCACCACTAAGCCCTAAAGACTTACCGACTCTGTATAGTTCGTATCCCTCCATGAATTTAAAGAACGGCACATCACCAAACGCCAGCAGTCTGAACATAAGGTTTGCTGGTGTACCACCAACTGCCTCTAGGAATTTCTTAGCACGGTAATCAATCTGATCTAATTTAGTACCGTTCTTCACAGCGTCCGGAAGCTTGTCGCTGTTCGCCATTATCAAACCGAATGCTTTGATGGGCGCCAGCTGAAGCTGCATGTTGTACTCAAACTTATCGTTAGGTACAGTCTCTCCAATAGCACTCTTGTATGCGTCTTTAATACCAACACCAAACTGTTTACCAGCGTAGATTGCTGCAGTTATAGAAGGTGGTAATGATGCTATACTAGGGTCAACATCTTTCCCCATGCTCTTGCGGATACCGTTAATCAAAACCTCAGCGCCATACCCAAGAGTCTTGTCTAGCATTAGGATAGGTAGCGTAGAAAGGTTGGCGGTAACGTTGACCATCTGCGACACCGGAGTAAGAAGGTTACCTTGGATAAGTAAACCAATTAGTTTACCCCATGTCATAGCATACTTGCTATTGAATTCATTCAATCGTTTGTTAGCCTCAGACACTCTGCGTTTAGCGTCCTCTAATCTTCCCTCAATCTCTCCAACACGGTCCATGTCTGTGGTTTCCGAAAGCTCTTTGATCAATGCTTGAACATCTTGCTGACCATCAAACAAATCATCAACAATAGCACCCATCTCTTCGTACTCTGTATCAGAGAGAGTAGTGCCGTTTGCTTCGTACACACTGTCAACCAGGTCTTTCATTCCCTCTGGAGTCTGGCCTTTTATTTCACCGAACTGTCGTAACAATTGACCGACAGCTGTACCAGTTTCAAAGAACCTTTTCAGAACAGCACGGTACTCAGAAGTACGCCCCTGCTGCTGCAGTCTCTTGAGGTACTCAAGTGTTGCTAGAACACGGAAGTCTCCTCCGGCTAAAGAACCCATTGCGTCATTGATAACAGAGGGGTTATCTCCGTCAAACATAGCAACGTCTTTCATCTCAGCAAGGAGCTCCTCAATACTCATCTCTTCTAGACGCTCTTTGATCTCGCTAAACTTTTGAGGTTCATAGAATCTAGAAGGGTCTCTCTTAAGTTCTTCACGAACGGCTGCCTCGAAAGGAACATCTGGTCGTAGGTTCTGGAACATCTTGCGAGCGTGACGTCTCTCTCTAGTTTCATCTAGCCTTGCGCGATCGCCGCTGTCTACATACCAGTCCGGGTTGAACACACCGCCGGCTCTTTCAAACACCTGGTCTTGAGCTTCTTCAAAGCTAATGTTACCCTTGCTATACTCTTGCCAGATGGCACGAACCTCTTGCTTGTTTTTCTTCTGAGCCTTGAAGCCTGCGGTAAACAAAGTACGTACAGCTTCCCATGTGATAGACTGCATCTCTCTTGCAAGTATACCTTTCTCGTCTGCTGCTCTACGGTATGCCTCTGCATACGCAAAGTACACACCCTTGATGCCGAGGTTTGAACTACCAGCTTTGACTTTCATAGCAGCAGTACCACCGCCGAAGTTGTGGAACACCTCTGAGCTAGACCCTGCTAAAGGTAGTAGCTCTGCAGCCGCAACAGCGTGAGTGTCAATCGTAACATCACCCTCCAAAGAGTTAGGGTTATTGATATTGTTGAAGAATGAACGCACCTTGTGTTGGTCACCAACCTGCTTGTCGATGTTTGACATAGTACCGTTCAACACAATAGATGTTGCTGAAGAAATCTCAGCATAAGAACCCCATGCCATAGTGGACATAGACCCATCTGCTTTCTTAGCATAACCAATACGCTCACCAATAGGACTTACCACGTGGTAGTTGCGATCCTCAAACATCTCGTTGTATGTACGGACAAACATAGCAGCGTTCATAGCTCCGTTTTCCTCGAGACTCATCTCGCCTAAAGTCTTGCCTATCATGCTCTGCAACACAGCCTTTCTCTTGAGGTAAGCTTGGTATGCTTTTTCGTTTACCGCTTTCTTAAAGTCTTGCTGGCTAAGCACCTTGTTGTTTACCTTACGTGTATTACCAAGGGCTTTGTTATACATAGCCTTAGAAAACTCTGTATCTTTCTGATTGCGCATCACGCGCATCACCGCTTCAGCTAGCGCCATGTTCTGATACCAATCTTTCTGCGGAGACAGAGCCGCTAGGATACCGGCGGCTTGCTCTTGAGAGTACCCATATCTTGCGCCCATGTCTTGAGCGGTAAGGTTAGCACCAACATACCAGAGCTTAGAATATTTTCTCACATCTTCACTGAAAGAATCGTGAAGTCTAATAAGGTTCTTGGTTGCGCGCTCAACGAATATCTCGTAGATCTCGTCAGCCTTTTTCAGTTGAGCCTCTGTAGGGTTCTTAGTATCTAAAGCTTTAGTACCCTTGATGTCAGACATCATTGTGTGTGTACCCAATACGAAAGCGCCACGAACATATACAGCTGGAGCGTTCTCTCTGGTGTAGTCCATAGAGATTTGTCTCGACCCGTCATAGTTAAGCTTGACATCTGAACCAGCAGATGTAGCACGAGCAGGAGACACGCGCTTGCCGCCGCTGATTTTAGATACCGCTAACTCAACGGTCTCGTCATCTAGTCGAGCGCGGTTTCCATTCTCCATGTAGTCGAGCTTAGACTTCAAGGCAGAAACCAAGCTTGCTCTTTGTTTTTCTCTGGTCTCAAAGATATCCTTGAATCGACTTGAATAGGTTGCTTGGAACATAGGCTCATTCATCCTTTCAATCATATCACTAAGAGCATACTGATCTATGTTCTTGGTAAGCAGTTCCGCTATCTCTCCAGCTCTAAAGTCTGCCGTGCTTCCGTCTTCTTGTCTACGGAAATCTCTAAACAATTCTGTACCGTCAAGGTATGGGATTGTGTATCCGTAATCGTACTGTCTAAGTATATCTGAATACGGGTCCTTATTACTGTAAGGAGATTCGTCGTCTCGAGGCAATCGAAGTTCTTCAATGATGTCTCCTGCTGTGTACTCAGCCTCTTCTTGATCGTACATGACGTCCTGCATGGTGGTGATTGGAACTTGAGCTGGGATAGCGGTCTCCATTACTATCTCATCTTTGTTCTCTTCTCTAAACTTAGCAGCCTCCTCACCAACAAGCCCCACTGGATTCAACTGAGAAAACGGTTGCCCAAAGAAGAAGTATTGCTTGTCTTGATACCCAGGAATGAATGCAGCTTTTGTCTCGTCTGTTATCTCATTCATGAAAGTTTGATGGTCCTCTTGTGCCTGGCGGCTGTTGAGCATCATGTTGTTCTCAAACCCGTCAACATCAAATGCTTCAAGTAAGGGGTATCCATTTAATGTTTTCTCTTCTTTTGAGAAACCTAGATTAGCGCTGTGTATATCTGGATTGGCGGCGCCTAATAAAGTAAACGACCCTGCCATCTGCCAGAAGTTAACAGCATAACCAATGATATCTTCAAGGGTCATAGACCCGTCAATAACTTCTTGAGTTACAGTGTTAGGGGAATTGTCTCCACGAAGCATGATTCCCGGAAGCTCATCTTCAATATACTTATTAATCTCTGCAACCTTGTATGGGTCTTGATAGACCTGCATTAAAGCCAGCGCGGTATTTTGCGCGGTATGTAAATCTATACCGTTACGCACACCTGGTCCAGGATCTACATTACCTAGCAGCTCTGTTGACTTATCGTATACACTATTAACAGCCAGTGTAATCTGTCCGAAGACATCGCCTACCGAAATATCATAACTAGAACCGTACTTGTCAACAGTTGTGTTTGATAAATCTTTTGTGACAAATATCACACCGCTGCCCATCCAATCGTTTGCGGCGTCCAGGAACATCGCCCTCATCGCGTGATACTTAACAAGCCCAGGAAGCTTACCGTTATGGCGCTTGATATATCTTGAACTAATGTAGGTCTCTCTCTTGCTTGCGGTTCTTTTAACAACGACGTTTCCGTCTGGGGTGTTAACAATAAATGCTTTGCCAAAAGCACCAGAGCCAATCTCTTCGATCGCCTTAAATTCAATACTCTCGGCAAGAAGGTACTCTTCAATACGAGCACGGTTGCCACTGTCTACAGTTGAACGCTCACTAGGATCAAGCATAGCCTCACGCTGATACTCTTGGAGCACATCATGGAAAGCTGTCTGTACCTGCTCGTTAAAGAAGTATATGTCGTCACGCTGTTGAGTGTCTACTTTGGTAACACCCAGAGCACCATCTACTTTAAACAACTCGTTTTGCAGAACCCTCATTAACTTGTAGTCTGGATTCTTATGCATCAGTTTAACAAGACCAATGGTCTTTGCTATGTGCTTAAGAGCTTCTCTAGATTTAGGATGTGCAGTACCATCATACCCCAGGTTGCTTTCGCCTATAGACATTTCCGGTTCTGCATCTAGTATAGCCTTGATGGTGATAGGAGGTATAACACCAACACCTATGTGATTGTAATATGTGCGTGCCGCAAAGTCTTCCTCACCGAAACTGGTGTAGTAATCCATATCAGCGGCAGCATCTTTAAGTCTTCTGTTACCTTCATTAACAAACTCCTTGAAATCCCTGGCTATAAACGCATCAATCTCTGTAACCGGGAAATTCCCTCCTCGCTCTACGCCCTCATATATCGGGCCCATGATATCAAAGAACTTGACAGAAGAGAATCTTTCAATCTTATTCTCGGAGTTGATAGCTGCGAACCCTACGTTGCCAGGGTGAAGGTCTGCTGATCTCAAGCCCAACTGCCCAAGACTCTTACTCATTGCCACCTGGTTATCGAGATAAGCCATCGAAACATCTATCACTTCTTCAGCGGTAAAGCCTTCGACGTCAAAAGCAGCACGGATAGCGTTGTCTATTAGAGTGAATATCATTTCATTGTTGTCGTACAATTTAGATATCTTCTCTAGCGAACCGGGGTGGTTTTGCTCTAGATCTTCTAAAGATTCTTGTCTTATCTCGTAACGCTCTAAGCTGCTAGGACTGGCCTCACCCAAGAGCCTAGCCTTTGTTTGAAGCGACTCTAAAGTAGCAGTACCAACAGACGCCCAATTAAACAAACCGTCAGCGATATCAGTAACTAAACTCTTTACTACATGCTTACGCAAAAGTGAGGCAGATAACTCAGCTCTAGTGACATCCGGCTTTAAAACCAAACGGTCGTCAGCGTAGTAGTCTAAACCAAACAAATGTTCATACAAGTATTTGTATGTGTTCATTTCTATGTTAAGCTCTCTTGAATTTAGTATAGGACTAAACACTGCCTTTAGATTAGACAGTCTCAACTCTACAAAACCAGAACCAGCAGTTCTCTCTGAATCATTGATTGACTCAAGTCTAGCAGCCTTAAGAGCTTGGTAAAGTTGTTTCGCCACGGTCATGTTTTCGATCATGGCTTGATGCTGGATTTTACTAATCCCTCTACTAGGACCTAAAGCACCGGAGTAAGGGAAGTTTCTGTTTAATGATTCAGCAATGTTCTCAAGGTCTCCGATTACAGCGCCAATGTTAAGCTGAGAAGTGACGCCATCTCTACCAACAACGTCTGTCATTGATGTCGGTAAATACTCTTTGAGTTGGTATATAAACGGCACTCCATCTACATCGGAAGCAATTGCTACATCGTAGTACTGAGCAAGGCCCGGTAGCTTACCACCAAATCTATCAAAGTAGTTTGAAGCAATGTACATCTCGTCAACGCTCTGTGCCTGCTTAAGGACAACGTCTCGCCCATCCTTATCTTTAACCATGAAGGCATAACCAAAAGCACCGCTACCCAACTTCTTCATGTCGGACAAATCGAGGTCACGGTCAAACGCAAAGTCAATCAATCGAGCACGGTCATCTGATGTAGGGTCAGACTCAGTACGCATTGCCTCTGCCGGGTTCGGATTTGGATTTGGCTGTGCGTTTCTAACAATGTCTAATATGTATATCTTATTACCAGTTCTGTATCCCTGCGTAACACGCTCGATCATATTGACTAAATCGTTGTTGCTCTTTAGGTGGAACTTGCCAAGCTTAGTGCCGAGCATCTTGTTGATAACACGTCTAGTCTTAGCCTTAGCACTAGCGTCAATCTGATTAAGGTTGTCGTTGATGTCTGCAATGATACCGACAATAGCCTCCTCTTCAGCGATGGCAACAGCCTTTGCCTCAGAAGCACCACGCTCCATATAGAACGCTACGTACTTACGGAAGCGCTCATTGATTTTATTGCGAAGTGTTTCATTGTTAATGCCTTGCAGGTCGTTAAACAATTTTGTACGAACAGCAGGCTGGAGTACCATGACGTGACGAAGTCCTGCGTGCGCAAACTCTTCACGTATAGCAGCGGTAGTCGCATTATACATAACGTGTATAGCTGGGCCACCCTCTCTTTCATGTTCATAGAAAGCTTCGTACGGGCCTCCGGTAGCACGCTGCAACGACTCTTTTGTTTTATGGATAATAACACGAGGAGCTTCTGTATATAAACCAACGAATGCATTATACGCGCTGTTAAGCATGCTTGCAATACGTGGGGTTACACCGTGGCGTCTTGGATTTACTGCGCCACCACGAACCTCAACGGAATCGTCTAGTTCGTTAACGGCCTCTCTAGTCTTCTCCGTTTCTGACGCTGCCTCTTCAGCAGCACCCGGGGCTACTCTTTCGGCTGGGCGAGGAGCTGGGCCAACACTTGGTTGCGCTTGCTCTGTGGTAGGTCCATCAGTCTCTGGTACAGATCCTTCTTCTGCGAACTCACGTTCGGCTTGTTCAAGGGCTTGTCTTGCTGCTTCATTGTTCTCAATTACTTGGTTAACTTTTGCTCTATCTGCAGGGTTCTCTTTGGCTGCCAGCAGTATTTGATATGCAGCATCCAATGCGTCTTGGCCGTAGAGCTCAACAACCTCACCGCTTTCGTTTTTCATTTGTACACGGACACCTCTGTCTGCGTCACCAGCAATTGCCTCTGGTGTTTGTAGTGGATTGAATTGGCCTTCGCCAAATACAGAGATAGCGCTAACGCCAGCCTCTTCATCAATAGTAAGCTTTGTTCCTTGCGGTACGTTAGGGTTGTCATCACGTTGATAAACAAACGATCCATCTTCCTGCACCGCTAGTGTCTCACGCTCAGCAATAGCCGGCTCAAACATTCTGATTGTAGACGGGTCTACCTCACTACGCTGCCCGAGTTCTACTTTTTCTGTTTCAGTCTCAACTACCAGTGTAGGGTTTTCTGGGTTACCCTCCAAGCGGAGAGCGCCTTGCACCTCTGTTCCATCGATAGGACGCTGAGCAATAACCTCAGTTCCATCTTCTAGTGTGTTGATAGTTAAGGCGTCAACCTCAGAGCGCCCTTCGACGATAGGCTTAGCATCTGTTGTTGGCATAACCGGAGCCTGCATTTGATCCATGGTAGTAGTTTCTACCGCTGGGGCTACAGCCTCTACTTCAAACGTATTAAAGCCCGTCATCATAGTGAGGATCTCTGCACCCAATCTTGACTTAAGCTTTGTGTCTGTTGTCTCCTGCATCTCCTGCTGGAGTGCAAATATCTTTTGACTCTTCTCGAGTAACTCTACTTGTTGGTCTTGATTGAGTTCCTCGAATGCTCTAATGTTTGCATTGAGCATCTCGTATTTCTTCTCTCTAAGTTGCTTAAGGTCATCACGCAAAGTTTGCTTTGCCTCTTTGCCCTTAGCATTCTTAAGCTGCTCTTTTGTTTCTTGTATCTTTTTCTCTACTATCTGAACCTGGCCGTCACCCATAAGTGAAGCCGCGGTAGTAATACTACTGCCGTTTTCTTTGTTCTGCTGAGCCCATTGGATATAGTTTCTCTCTGCAGTAGGAGTCATCAGCTCTGTATACCTAGCGCTAGCGCCACGGGTTACAGCAGCAGGCGTGGCCATTACTGGGCCGCCAAGAGCCTCCATAACAATATCAAGACCCGAGGTAACTTTACCCTCTTCAACGATCTGACCTGCAGTTTCACCAGCACCACCTCCAGCGGCATCCACTAATATCTCAGCGACCACTGCTTTTGTTTTACTACCTCCAGCTTTTCTAATAGCCTGCGCGGTTTTACCACCACCTCCAGCGAGAAGAGCATCTACAGATGCAATAGTAGCAGCGCGTACCTTACGGCGCTCCATTGCTTCTCTAATCTTTTTCAAACCCTCCTCAGACTCAAAGGTCTGTGCAATTTCTTCCGGGTCTTCTGTATCTATATGCAGGTCTTCAAGAGCCTTGGCGATAGCCTCTGACATTTCAAGGGCGTATGAACCAGCAAAAGAAGTACCGGTAGCAGCACCGTATGCTGTACCAGCTACGTAACCTATTGGAACCGTAAACTCAGCAAGAGGACCACCAGCAAGACCAGCGCTAGTTCCTATAGCTTGACCCTCTGCAATAGTTTTTAATACAGTTTCTTGCGCACTACCGCTTGCAAAACCACCAGCAATAGATGAAAAAACGTTACCTGCTACTTCCGGTAAAACCATCTTCCACCATCCGCTAGCAGAACCAAGATCTCCCCATCCGGGATACCCTCGCTCGTCTCTGTATTTGTTTTGTATTTCGTTGTAATAAGCCAGTCGCTCTGCAGCATCAACATTGTTCTCTGGGCTTTCGTCTAGGAGATCTTCTTGAGCCCCGGTCGCAAGAGCCATAGCCATAAAGTTATTGTACCATCTAGCGGTACGACCGAACCAATCATCTCTATCAGCGAACCAATCATCAGCGATTAGTGCATGACGGTATTCTCTATCGTTAGTTTCCTGCGGTTTATTATTTGGAGCAGAGCTTTGAGTAAATCGCTGAGTTAATAAGTCGTCTGGAAACTGCGTTCCGTCAGCCTTTGTCTCGTATGATAAATCCAACCCAGAGTCTTCCAAGCCAGAAACCATAGTGTCTGTAACCTGGGGAGGAGGTTGAGTTTGGTCTTTTTTTTTACTAATAGACTCTAGGGCCAACGTCACTTCGTTGTAGGAAAACCCATTCTTAATAGCCATAGCAAATACGCGGTCCTCGCTGTATCCACTATCAAACCCACTCTGCAATAATTGCAGTAACTCGTCGTTCATCTAGTATGTTATTGTGGAGGCATCGGTGGTCCGGGTAGCGCACTTTGCTCTGTGCTAATCACCCGTAAAGAAGCCTCTTGGTTTAACGCATTTTGTTTTTCAAGTGCATTCATATAGGCGGCGTATTCTTTACGCCCATCTATACCAATAGGTTTGATTACTCTACTTCTATTCTCATAACGAGTCATCTCTGCCCAGCCTGGCTGAGGGGTATTACTTACCTCTCCAGAGTTAGGATCTTGATAATATGTAGTTCCGACATTTTCTTTTATAACGATCCCCTCGTCATCTGGGAGCTGTGCTGCGCCTAGCACAACTCTTTGATAAGTAGGGGTATTTTCGTTACCCGGATCAGCCTCAATCAACACCTTTATTGGTTTATCAAAGGTAGGAATATCTGCTGACATTTTTGTTGTGGTCATCTGACCTGCGGTATAGTCGTAGTCCTCTGTAGTAAAGGTCACTGCATCCGATCCATTGTAGTCTAGACCAGTGCTTTCTTGCTCTCTTCTTCTTTGATGAGCAATGTTTGCTTGCCTCCACGCATTATCTACATATAAATCTGTAGCTCGCTTCATTTCTTCTGGGTCAGACATGATGTTCTCAATACCTATACTCAAGTCTTGAGGATCGCTACCGTAATCCATAGCAGCTAATGACGCTGCCGCTGAGAACTGAAGTTCTTCTTGCGTAGCAATTCTATTGCGAAGGGTTTTATCAAATTCCCCTCTTGGTCGATTGTAATATAAAGACTCATATCTACCACCGTAATCTTCAGCAGAGGTTATTCTAGGTATGGATGCCTTAGAAGGGAATATCATTGCATTGTCCGGATTGAACATAGGGTCTTGTGAAGCACGAAGACCAACCATGCCGCCACCGCTAACAACTACATCACCAACAGTAGGGTCATAACGAACCTCGCTATATGCAGAATCGTTACCATGCCGCATAGCGAACTCACCCATCATTGTCTCTGTTGATATACCAAACTTGTTTGGCTGGGACATGCCGGTTAGCAAAGTGCTTTTGTCTGCGTTATGCAATCCCTCGTATTGACTCAAGTATGTGTTTGCAGCACCAACAATTCTGTTGATACTGTTTAGGTTTTCTTGAGATGGGTTTTCTTCATAAGCATCCAAGGCTTGCTTGTAACCGTCATGGTAGGCGGAGAATACTTGCTGAGCTTTTGGTGGTAAGAAATTTACCGACCCTTCAGCAGCAGACATGCTTTTCTCAAAGGAGGCTGCTTGCGCTTCAGCGCGCTTACGCTCTCTACGATCTTCTTCAGCGCCCATTGCCGCCATCTGAAGCTGACCTCTAATGCCTTGGATAGCAGCTTGAGTAGCTCCAGAACTGTAGTCTAGTGGTTTTGAAATTAAACTCATCCTGCTTTCTTATCAAATTTATTAAGTAACCCTACAACGTATTTTGCTAGTGGAGACTTCTCTTTACCAGCAAGTGCTTTCATTTTCTTAGACTGCTCTGGATTAAATATATATTCTCCACCGGTAGCCTCTCCAATTTTCTGACCATCGCGTACAAGATCGATAGGATTCTCATCGTGACTAAACTCACCCGGAGTCTTCATCCCTTGTTTCCCGAAGAACTTAAGTACGCCACTATCCCCGTATTTCTTCATGTAATCAGCATCACTGTAAGCACCCATAGCCGCAGTCCCTGCCTGCGCGAAGTTATTAATAGCGCTAGCCTGCATCTGTCTTCCAGACTGATAAGCCATCTGAGCTCCCTGCAAATCATTAAAGTATTCCTGGCCAGCCATCTGAGTGTTCATCATGCCGGTGCGCATCTGAGCGCCAGCCAAACCTTCAAGGGCAGACAGTTCTTGTTGCTGAGATTGTGCTCCAATACCTGCAATTGTTGTGTCTGTTCTACGCTGAGCCGCTGATAGACCACCGATTAACGCACGCGAACCACCGGCCTGCAAAGCAGCAGCGGTATCAGCCATACCTTGCTGAGCCTGCGCTGTAGCAAGCTGAGCCCCTTTGTTTTCTTTGGCCTTCATGTAGAGATCAAAGTATTCTTGTGGGGTTTCCATTTTAGGAATACCCGCAGAACGAATCTCCTCTTCTCTTGCCTCTGCTTTTTTAGCCTCCTTACGTCCAGAGAGATATTGCGCTCCGGCTGTAACCCCTTGGACTATAAGCATTCCCGTTACTGGATCTATCATAATAGTATACTATTTTACAAATTTAATAATTATCTCTGACTAAGCGCCGAGTGCATAGGGCTATCTACAAACACTGTGTTTACAGCGTACAGCTCAGACTTCTTGTTATGTACAGAGTTAGTAAGTTCAATCTTAGCGTAGTAATCTCTAAGGACATCTCCTTCGTCTTTAGCCGAAAGCTTAGCCACAATAGTCTTACCCTCTTCAGAAGAAGTAAGCGCAGTACTGGTGGTTAGCTTTTTAGAGCTATCAATACTAGACACCGTAGCATTAAGATTAGTCAGTGAGCTACCGTCAACCTTATACAATGCCGCACCTAAAGGTATAGGCATTCTATTAATCTTGTTGTCAAAGGTTACCGCTGTTCCGGTAACGTCGTCTACAATACCTATCGTTATGTAATTAGCAGTAGAGGCGCTAGTATCTCTAGGTATAGCAGCGTAGTAACCTCGCTCTCTTTCATCAAAATCCCCAGTAGCAATACTGGTGGTTTGATTAGAGGTAGACACCACAGCAGACCACACGGAATCACCCTCTAGTGATAATGCTTGGAAAGCTTTAACCATGGACGGATTGGCGTTTGCAATGATTGAAATCTTTGCGTCGTAGTCTGTGCCATAGAAATTGCCGTATGTTGAGCCAGCACCATGTTCCCACATGTACTGTTGCGTACCGCTAACGCTAACGACTTTGAAAGAAAAGAATCTGTCATTTATGTGGGTGTAAAAGTCTGGTTTAAAAGAATAGAAAGAAGTGAACACTCTCTTGTTGTGACTGTACCCAATGGTGAATCCAGTGTAGCTTCCACGGTCTTTACTAGTTAACACATACTCTGAGTTGTCTGGATCATAACCAGCAACTATATCAAGCTCTGTCTTACCGCTTTCAGTTAAATATGAAGAAAACTTCTTATCAAAGAACGAATCCATATTCGGGTCGCTAATAGGCGTGATGCCGTCACGAGAGATGCGAAGCACTCGCTGCGCTTTTACATCCACGAAATACATCATACCAAACCGCTCTACCACAGCAGCAGGATAACCGCTAGAGCCAAAGTCTCCAGCATAATAATTTGGAGTACTAAATACTACATTAGAAACCACAACGTTCTGGTCTGTAAGGGTCTCTAGTATATTTCTGTTTACACCTACAATACCTACCTTGTGCTCCTGGAAAACATAAAGTCTATCGGTCTGGTCAACAAGCTTGTCAATCTTTCCGTGACGAATCTCAAAGTCGCTAAAGTTAGCAGTAGCTGGGTTAAAGCTGGAGAGGCTTAAAACAGCACTGTCCGCTATGTACGGATCTGAGTACGTAACAGAAGATCGTCTACGAACCTGCTTTGCATCTTCATTGATAGCGTGAGGACGCCCTCGAGAAGTAACCTCTGAGTCGAAGTAGTCGCTGACACTAGAAGACTCCACGTAGAAAGTTTCGTATTCATAGTTAGAATAATCATCTTCGTCATATTCAGAACTGCTAGAATCAAAAGGAGCAACCAGCACTTCGCGAGGCTTAAAGTAAATATCGCCATCAGTAAGCTGCACTACTGGATATCCGCCGTCAGTTATATCTCCAACATGAGCGCCACTAGTAATATCGTATACTTCACCTATCTCATAATATACTGTGTCGTTGTTGACGGTGTTAGGCGATACTATCTCTACCATAACACGCTGACCCCAGTCGTCACTACCCGCCTTAACTTTTGTTAGGTTAAAGTTGCTGTACGTTTTAGAGGAATAATCTTCATCTCTAATCACAACATATGTAGACGCACGACTTGGAGTTACCTCGCTAGCGTCGGTCACCAACTCTTTGCCAAGGACGTTGTATATCTGGTCATCAACATATACACGATTCTGTGAGGAATCATGGAACGAAATAATGCGAAGCATGTCTCCGTCTTGATAGGTATAATCTAGGTTTGCACCTTTGTCTTTCGAGTAAGAATTATTCTTTCCTTCTAGAGGGAACAAGTCTAAGTATATACTGTCTTGGTCTGAAATGTAGTGAGCACCGGCAACCCCGTACTGGAGAAACTTTGAATAAGTTTCATTGCCCCCATATACAATCTGATACTTCTTTGCCCAAGAAGGTGGATTGTGTTTGATCTTTAAGTTTATCTGAACCCTGCCTAGGCTTGTGCTTCGGTTGGAATCGGTGTAGCCCCCAACAAAAACACCGTCAATTTTCTGTACAAAAGAAGCCCGGCCCTTAGCATCATAATACACAATACCAAAATTATGCATTGCGCTTGTCTTAAACGAAGAAAGACCTGCCTCTAGAGAACGCTTGACATCTACGGCTAAAGTCACATTAGTCGTGGATATGTATCTAAAGTTAGCAACCCCGAGGTAACTAGCAGCTGTGGTTCTGGTATCGTTTAGTGGATGACCGTCAATTTGCACTAAGCGCTTTGATATACCGGAGTTATAATGAACCTTTGCTTTAAGTACATCAAACTCTATATCTATTTTTCTTTTGTTTGTAACAGTGTATGCTGAATCAGCAGTAAAGGCTAGCTCAATCTCCGGGAAGTCTAATCCAACCTCTACTGGATCTCCTACAGAATAAGACTGTGTACCAGAACCAACAGAGGTTACAACACCAGTGGCATTGTAATTAACACCGTTGTTTGTGTAATCGTAAACAGCGTTTGATGTTGCCGCAAACTGAGTCTCTATCTCGTCGAGGATCTCGTCACGCGTCATAACAGAACCTGCTATGATAGTAGCACTGAGAACCTTGTCTGTATTATAAGGAATGTCTACATAGTTATTGGTTGATGGATTACCAGTGTACTGACCTAATCCGTAGTTTCCGTTGTCCGAACCGACAACATAATCCTCGCTAAATAAATATGACGGGGAGTCTCTACTGATTCTAAATGAGCCGCTAGAACCGGATAATGTAACCTTCAATCTAATGATAGCACCTTGACCGTAACTAGCTGCCATGTTTGTACCGTCAATAATGATAGCAGGTCCGTTTCCTAGTGAGATGGATTGTAGTGTAGCATTAATGGTTCCGGTATTCTCTACGTCTTTATATGTGATAGAAGACTCTACGTTAATTGCCACATTGTCGTATCCCTCTGTGTAATCACCATATACTAGCCTATTTCCAGATATGCTCTGCGCGTTTGCCTTTAGCGGTACATTATCATACACCTTATCTATCTCTGCTGTCGAAACAGCCGGGAACATCCCATCATTAGTAAAGTCAAAGGTGGGGTTAGCCCCAGTACCATTGTTTACTTCTCCGATTTTATAAAAGACTGTAGTCCCACCAAGACGAGCAAGGAATCGAATAGACTCAACTTCCGATCCACCGTTCTGGTAGGACAGTACAATCTTGTTATTCTCTCTCTCAAACTCCGGCTCTACAACACCAGTGCCGAATGTATTAGGATTAATTGCAATTTTAGAATACGTAGATACAGCACTTACCTCTCCATCTTTATAGATGTATTGGTATGCAAACTGAAATGTTTTGTCTGTGACATTGTTACTTTGGACAGCAGTGTCTGTAGTATACTCAAACGTGATTGGGGTTAGCGGTGGGGTTTTACAGACAGCAAAGAACTCATCTCTATCTGTGTCAGTGTAGTAGTTAATACCATCAGCATCCTTCCATATGTCAGAACGATTAGCTAGAAGACGATCAACATTCATCTTTTTGGGTTCGCCCACCCCGTCTGTAAAATACACGATCGCCTCGTCGTCACCATTAAACACAACACTAGACTCAACAAAAGAGTCAATGTTAAAACCTAGCTGGTTACCACGGTATAGTATTTTATACTTATTCAAGTCTACATCGTAAACATAAATGTGGTCTATGTTTGTAAGATTAGCCTCTGCTTTTGCAAAATAAACTACCTGCTGCTTCTTGGGTATAGCGACAGATCCGATAACCTTAAGGCTTGCCGGAGTAAAGTACACTTCGTCAGAAGAGTTCTGCTCAACATGAGCATTCCCCTTTATAGTCTTAACGATACCAGCATTGCCGTCATCGTCAGATGAAACCTGCACGTTCTCTGCATCCAACATCTCTATCGGCTTGAGAAGTTTCTCGTCCGAAGCTTTGTTGAGGTATTGTGGTACGTTCTTGATTATCATAATTTAGGAGACTGCTTAGAATTCTTGCGAATAACCTTGAGTGCTTCTTCTTTGTTAAACCTTTTTAGTCTAGAATTAGCTAGCCTGCGTTCGTTATAGTATTCCGTGCGTGCACGCATTTTCTCGTTCATAGGCACGCTTGCCTTGTGCTGAATAAGCTTGTAGTAAATATACGCACGCAACGCTTCTTCCATAAAAACATGCACGGTAGGGTTACTGCTTCTAGCTTCATCACATACATACTCCATAACCACTGTGTTTACGTGGTCATTGATACTAAGCTCAATACGACTCTGATCTAGATTGATACGGTACTCACCGCTATACTGTCCCCCGCCAAGTCCATACAACTGACCCGCACTGTTTTCGTACAAGTAATTTCTGAACACATAAGAATCGTATCCTCTAAGAGCGTTATATTCTTGACCGCTCTCTGTTACATCTACTCTGTCAAAAACCCCGTCAGAGTCAGAATCTATAGCATTGGCTGCAAGCAAGTCGCTGCCGGAGGTAACCTTATACTTTTGAGCAATATGCATATTTCGGTTTTCACCAAAAACATACACCAGCCCATCTGCTCCAATCACACCAATCTTAACCAAGTCTACGTAATCGTCTGGTAGCTCTACCGTATTATTATCGGTGTTTACTTTCATTTTTAACGAACGCAGCTTTTGAGATAAATCAAAACCCATTTCACGAATGCCACGAAGTGCAAACGTACGGATCAGCGTATCTGTAGCATTGGCCACAAAGTCATCACCATCTAGGGTGATAATGAAGTCGTTAACTACCTGCTCTAAGTTTACGTAATTTCTAGCCATTATTGTTTGTTTTTAATATCCTCCTGGCTAGCATACGTGAACACATCTTGGTCTCTCAAATTAATACCGATAAGCATTGCTATCTGAGTTACCAATTCGGGAACATAGTGGTCCGGCAGTTCAAAGTCTACACTAGTGCTAGCGTCATAAACATGTACACCGTTTGATGTAGTGTATCCGAATGACGGAAGACTAGCGGTTCTTGCGCCAGTTGTGGGGCTAAGCCCTTCTGGGTATTTGTAGTATGTAAGTCTTAGTCGGCTTATGCTGCTAGGGAAAACCTCGATGTCGTCAGATATCAAACCAATAGGATGTGATTCACTGGGTGCAGACAAGTCGCTCTTTAAGATATAGTCAATCTTAGATTCATCGTACAACACCTCAACGTTTACACGCGTACTCTGGCCTAACAAGATTGTTCCCCCGGAGGTCATTGATATTAAATATGCAAAGTCGTCTGGCTTGGTAAACACACCATTAGATTTTGACAAGGTTGTTGTTTTTGATAAAGAAGAAAGATCTTCCTTGATTTGATTTTCAACAGACATATGTCGGCTGCCGTCTGCTTGACGCAAACGCAGTCTTTTGCTCGCAACAATCTTATCAAGCATTCCCTTGAACACGTTCACCTGCGCTATTTGAGCAAAGTTGTTGAACACAGATGGCGTCACAAAACCCTTTTGCTCTTTATTAGCAAGGTCTTTTAGGGTGTTATATACCGTATTAACACTAGCCATTTTATTACTTTTAGATACCTACAAATATACCAAAAAGAAAGGGGCGGTTTCCCGCCCCTCACTACATTAACTTTCTAGGTAGTAGTAACTTATAAGTTACCAGTCTTCTGCTCTAACTCACTAAGCACCAATGCGCCTTTGTCTGTCATACAGAAACGAGTCATCACGTCTACCGTATCTTGACCAGCTGGTGTCGATAAGATGAGCTTACTGCTATCAAACCAGTATGCACCAGTAGGGTCAGTCTTAATGATTTGATACATCTCAGCTTTCTTCACTGTAGCGCGTACCGTAACCATTGGGTTATCAAAACTTTGTAGGAATCCAGATGGATTAGATCTGGCCTGCTGTAACAAATCAAAACGAATCTCACTTGCAGGACGGTCTACATTAATGTTGTAGAACAAAGCGATAGGCACAAGCTCATCGATAGATTTATCACGAACAGCATTAACTGCATCTAACACCTGGAATTCTTGGCTTAGTTGCTCTTCTGCTGTCTTCTCATTGTCCACCATCTCAAATCGGTTACCCCCATTTGCAACATTACCCGGGTGTAAATCAAGGTATAGAATTAGATTGGGCTTTGTGTAAGGCACATAAAGAAGGCTATCATAAAACATGATATGCTCTCTCTTTGCAAATTGACTTTGTTCGTCTCTCCAGACAGAACGCTCGTTTGGACAATAACGCAACTCACGAACAGAGTTGGTAGATTCGTCATACACCGTTACTCCGGTTTGCGGTAGAGAATAAACAATCCCTCCTCCGCTGATGACTGTATAAATGCGATCCTTTTTCTCAAAGGATTCTTTTTCGCTGCCTGCCTTACGGCCTTTAGGTGCAGCCTTTTTTACTGTAGCTGATGCCATTTTAGTAGTATTTAATTGAATTAAAAAAAAAGATATAAAGGGGAGACCGAAGCCTCCCCCCATATCAGATTGATTACTTAGAAATCAAAGCGTGACGGTTAGCACCACGCGTTACCAAACATACCTCAGAGCGGTAGTTGAACTGAGCGAAGTCATTACCGTCAGTGTTAGCACCTAACACAGAACCAGTAATCCAGTGCTCCATCTCACGGCTGTAACCGTTAGAAGCTTTGTAGTTCAATTCCAACGATGGGTTGCGATCACCACTCTTAGCATCTACTACTGTAGATAGTGGAATAGCAGCACCAACGAACTCTTTTGCGTCTCCTAACAACTGTGGGTCGTTCAACAATTTCCAGTCGTGCTTGTGGAAAGTGTATCCACCACGAGTGAATGATTTGAAACCTAGCTGTACAGCCATGTCTGAATCGTTGTTGAATGCACCGAAGTTAGCAGCCAAACCAGTAGTAGTACCACCAGCAGCAGTGTGACCTGCAGCAGCCAACATGTCGTCGATAGCCAAGTCTTGGTCGCGGTTTACGTATAGAGCGTACTCAGCGTTAGCACCTTGCTTGTCGAATTCTTTAATCAAAGAATCGAAATCGCTCAATGCAGTCATAGCACCACCAGATACGTTGATACCACGGTCAGCGATAGCAGCGAAGTAACCTTCAGAACCAGAGATACCGCTCAATGCAGAATCTGTAGAAGTTACTTTCTGACCCAACAACATCATCATTTCACGCTTGTCCATGAAACGCTGACGAGTGTCGCCTTCGTTTTTCAAGTACCAACGGTAATCCCCGTTACCCAAGTTAATCCAACCAATGTTGGTTGCTTGAGAACCAGAAACTTTGTAAGTCTCTTTCAAGATCATGTAGTCGTTTGTACGCTTAGTAACGTTGCTCTCGAAGAACTCACCTGGCTGGTCAGTACCTTGTGCGTACAAGTTACCAACGATAGCTATTTTACCAGAACCGATAGCGATTTGTGGTAAGTTAGCGTCTAACAAGTTCTTGATTACGAAAGACGTACCAGCTGTTACAGCAGAAACGTAAGCACGCTCACCACCAGCCAACAATACGATATCTCCTACACGAACATAAGTGTCGTTAGAACCTAGTGTTACAGTCTGAGACTTTGCTGCAGTGATTGCAGAACCAGCAACAGTGTAAGACTGGATTGGGTGTAAACGAGTTTCTTCCCACCATTGTACTTGATCGTTAGTACCTGCAGCCTTAACAGCTCCAGTTAATTTCAAGAAACCGGTGATACCTTGATCACCGAATGTCTTTACCAACAACTCACGGTTATCCGGTTTGTTGATTTCATCGATGTAGTCTCCTAGCGCGCTGTATTTATCAATCGTTGCGCGGCGTACTACTCCTTGTGATGGGCTATCAGCATCGCTATATGCCCCAGTAATTCCAAAAGCCATAATACTTTATTTAGGCGTTATTATTTAAATCTCATCAAACTGTCTCCACCTCCTAAGAGTGCGTTAACAATCTGCTCTTCAACTGGGTTGCGATCTTTAGTTTGCTGAACCGGGTTAGAGGCATCAACATTAGCTGCACGCGTAACAATATTTTTTTGTCCATCCCCCAAACCTTGTCGGTATGCAGACTGAACAATACTGTCAATATTATCAATGATAGTACGGTGTGCACTTAATGTCTCATGATCCCACTGACCAGAGTCATCAACGTATTGATCAAAAAACTCATCAAGTCGAGCGTTCTTATCCTTTAGAGCTGAGCGGTAATTATCATCTATAGCGTATTTAAACTCATTGCCCTTTCCTAGATCGAAATCTAAAGAGGACATGTTGTCAACTACGCCAGACATGGTATTTACCCACTGGTCATCTATAGGACTTTGAATCTCTTCTGAAGAGGCAGGCTTTTCTACCGGCAACATATATCCATTTCGGACATCGTTGATTTTGGTTCTGGCCTTATCAGCATCTATCTTGAGTTGAAGCTTAGAGTATGAGACATCTTGTTCATCGTACATATCCTCATCCACCTTATACTTCTTCTCTAGAAGGAGGTTGATCTCATCATTAGAAAGGTTAGGGAAATCACTTGCCAATTCTAATCGCACCACCGACATATCGTCCATTTCGGACGGATTAAGTGATTGGTAGCGAAACCAGTCTTCTGGACTACGACCCGTTTTCTCAACAAAGTCTGCAATAACCTTAACACTCTCTGGCAAAAGAATCTCTTCTTGAGCTTGAGTTTCATTCCCGAAGTTAACGTCATCCCAAGAGCCGAACTTCGTATCCATCTTTTCATTAAGATACTCTAAGAACGTAGCGTCTATATCAATGTCGTCATCTTCTGTCGAAGAACTTTGCTGCATTTGTACCGGTTCAGCTTCCGGTGTAATATCTTCAGCAGGTTGAGCCACTGGCTCGCTTACTGGTTGTTGTGGTTCTTCAGTAGCGGTAGATTGCTCTGGTGCTGGTGAAGAATCGCTTTCAAATTCCGGAGTATCGCTAATTTCGATACCCATTGCAGAAGCCGCTGCTTCTAGTGATGATTGAACTGAACTTGCCATATGAATTGATTTTCAATAAATTATACACAAAGATAGATAATAAAACATTTTTTTTGCTGGGGGGTTGCAATTGTGAATAGAAGTTAATAACTTGTTACCAGTTAAACTTAAAACATATGCCTTATGAAGAATGTAATTCTGGTGTTAGCGGTTTTATTCGCAACACAAACTCAAGCTCAAGTATCAATCTTAGACATCCTGCCTGCAGACGTAGAGCAAGAGATTGAAGTCACTGAACTATTTGGAACTAATGATACATGTGTATACACATACCAGATTAATGCTATCGATAAGATTGACAATCTGGTGTTTGTTGAGCACAGAGTAAACAGATTCACGAATGCGGTGGTCTACAGAATCGAAGGTACTCCTTTCAAGGTTAGACTAGTAGTACCCGACGAAGACGATGAGATTAAAGATCCGTTTATCCGGGTATACAAAAATTGATTGCGGCACTGTGGTGTTAGGTTTTTTTGGTTTGTTGCAATCAAAAAGGGGGCCCATTCGGACCCCCTTTCTTTATTACTGTAGCATTATTGGATTACCATCTGCATCCTTTTTTCGTGTCGCCCCACCAACACCTGCATAACTAGCTTGATAGTTTTTAGGATTTTTCTTTCTATCGTCAGACCAATCCATAAACATCTCCTTGGCTGATATATTAGCATCTTGCAGCACGTCTTTCGTTTTAGCCATTTGCAAAACCTTATCCGGGTCTGTGCTACTGTGAACAGTTATACCGGCTTTGTCTTTCAAAAGCTTAATCGCAGCATCTACTTGGTAGAACTTATAAGCCTCTGCAGGGGTAGCGGAATACATGTTCATATTGTAGAAGTTTTCGTACTTGCCGCCTCTCATGTTTGTATCATCAAGCAAGCCTAGAAATTTCTGTTCTTGGGAGGTAAGGTCTTGGGTACGGATTTCTCCCGGGTTACCTTTTATCATTTTGCCCTTACCTTCTTTTTCTGGGTCACCAGTTGCGCCGCCTTCTTCGTATTCCGGGATCTTCGCGCCCATCTCAGCTAGAATTGATCTAGCCATCTCTGCTTGCTTAGGGTCTTTTAGTAGAGCCTTTAGCATCCCGCCGCTAACGTACATCTCTTTCATTGCACCGCCACCGCCGTATTCTTTTTTTCCAATTTTCATAATTATGTCATTTGTTACGTAACATCACAAAGATAAAAAAGAAAAGCCCCCCAATCTGGGAGGCTTCTTTTAGTGCTGTGTGATTACCTTAAACGGAACTTCTAGTGAAGCACCTTCGTGCTCCTTAAATTTTCCCTCATGAGGCATCAAGTAATAACGTCCTTTTTTGGTCATCCAGTGATAACCGCTAGGTGCTTTGACGCTTACTTCCTTTTTTGGGTTTTGCTTTCTTTGAACTTTCATCGCAACAGATATTTCTTTTTGCACACTCGCACTCCTTGGGTTCTACCGAGCACCACTTACGATCCACACGCTTCACACTCCTCTGGGTTGGAAATGTTGCACGTTGGCTGTTCAGCGGTTTCTAAATCGTTTACCCATGAAGCAAAAGAGTCTTGTCCCATAGTGTTATGAGTTAAAATGGTTAATAAAAAAATGGATAGTTATTTGCCTTTAGCGGCGTCTACAACATCCTTAGCTTCCTCCACAACGTTAGCTACTCTACGCTGCGTTTCATCTACGGCTGCCGTAATCTTTTCGTCTAATTCAGTTTGACCTAATAAGTAGGCCCAAAGGCGAGACCCCGTCTCCTTTACCCAGCTACAAAATACTTTCAAGTGCTTCATTACTTATTCTTTAATCGGTCATTTTCTTTTTCAAGATACTCAACTTTTACACGAAGTGCAGAAACTTCTTGCGTTAATTGTAGCACCTGGTTTCTCAGCTCATCTTTCTCATCAGACGATTGCGCTAACAACGCCTCTAAGTTACGAACTCTATTCTTTAGATCATCTCTATATTGCACCCCATCGTTGTTTTCTAAAGCGTCTTTTTTTTCTTGAGCTCTAACCTTTAATCTAGACTCGAAAAACTTCCATATACCAGCCGACCCAGCAACGGTGGCTATCGTTATTATTATCTGTGTAATGTTATCCATTTCTATGCAGCTGTTCTGTTTTTAACCTCCTCAAATTCCCAAAAGACGATATTACCAAAACCACCCATCCATAGTGAGAGGGGCTAGGCAAGCCTATAGACATCAAAAACATTACCAAGCTCGATGCATAAAGACCAAACGTAAAGAAAGCAGCTCTTATTCTACAAGCCAGATCTCCTTTTGATACGCAATAAATTTGATAGCCTCCCGCTGTTACTAGAACGAGCTGAAAGAAAGGCATAAAACCCAGCTCCATACAAGTGGCTATCGGGGCCAAAATCATTAGTGCCGCACCGAGAGTTATCTCTGTCGGCTGACTGTCGCTGTACTTCCAAACCTGCTGTAAACGTTTAAACACCTCTATCTATCTTTTCTTTGAACACGCGTACAGTGTTCCATATAGCAAAGATACCAATCACTACCCAGCCGGTTCTTGAGCCCGTCATGAGTCCTGCACTAGATAAATTGATAATTGTAGCGATGGCAATTAATGACGCAATCTGTACTGCATAAAGACGCATTTTAAGAGATCCGTTCCACAAAACCGACCACATTTGAAACGCACCAGCACCTATGCCGCCAAGCATAAGAAGGTAGTGAGGCTCAGAATACTCTACCGCTAAAGAAGCCGGGAGAGCAATCAAGTGACAAAATGCAATTAGTATTTCGTTTGGCTCAGAATCTGAATACCAAAACAAGCTCTTTAATTTACTCAGCCCCTTGTTCATCTTTCTTAATGTTTAATTGATCGTATGCCTTCATGTCTAGGTCAAAAGATTTTATTCTATCTGCACGTTTCTCTTCCGTCCCTGCCCAATGATAATTAGCCCAGTAATCTACCAACGGAACTTCACCACTGAATAGCTTTCCTAAGTCCGCCTTTGGGTGGGCAAGCTGATTCATTAGGAATAAATATTTCTGCTGCTCAAGTGAAACTGTAGAAGCATCAAATGATTTACTCGGGTATGCGGTCTCTATCCATTCTGGAGTGGCGTAATTCATAAGATCGGGGTGAGACTTATCCTTACCGCTGATAAGGTTATATGCGCGGTTGACAGCAATAATTCCGCCGTGACCATCACCTACCTCAAACTGAAAAGCACCTCTACCCGGACCACCGCCTTTTTGCTTGATGGTAGGGTCTCCCTTAGATTCATGGAATATGATACGAGCCATAGCCTCCTCTACTTGCTCCGGTGTTGTGTTCTTAGCGGTTGCCACGTAGTTGACGAGGTCTTTGTATGTAAGCTCTTTTTTTGGAGGATCTACCACTCCGCCGTCTTCAAATCTTTTCTTCTGGGATTTTGGTGGTGACTTCTTGCTCCCTCCAGAGCCTGCCCAGAAAAGCTTGTTAGCCCAGTAAGCAGCGCTCATTTTACCCTTAGCAATGTTAGAAGCGTGTCGTGCTTTAAATGATTTACGAGCTCCTTTAGAATAGTTGTGACCCATCTTCTGGTCACCGAATCTAATAAGCCTTATCTTATTGCCAACCTTAGCAAGAACAACACCTTTTTTTGTCGGATGACTAGGTGTACGCTTAGCTTTATTCACTCCACTAAGCCCATGCTTTTTAAGGAGATTCTTGATTCTTTTTCCTGGATCACTCATAAGGACAAAGATAAAAAATAAAAGAGGGGCAAAAAGCCCCCCTTTCAATAGTAAACCAAACTCATGTATTGCCTTATGAGCTAGTCAAAGATACGTATAAAAATCTTTATTCTGCAACTTCTTCAGCCTCTTCTACGGCTTCTTCGTATTCGCCGGTCTGTAGGTTTATTGTTATCGACCCATACTTGTCTTCGAGATCTTTTTGATGACTCTTTAAAGCAGCATCAAGATCGTCAATGCCCCCAGAGGTTTTGATTAGTTCAACGATAGTACGTCCTACAGACATGTAAAGATTGTTAATGCTGTTTACTGCACCTTGTACAGCAGCCAACTCTTCATTGGTGATTTTTTTAGCCTTCGCCATAATGTTTATTATTAATTGAATTCAATACTTCAAATATAATACAAATAAGCCTATTCTGACAAATTGTCTACTACACTCCGTATAAATCGTCCCACACGCTTAAATTTTCTATAACATACTCTCTACACTCTTCAGCACTAGCGTATTCAGTTACACAGTCTAGCCCCCCAGTCGTACACTCTACTATCCATTTGTCTGTAGCAATATTGCTATAAGGCTCTTGAAATAAAACTTCTGCCTCCACCGCATCTTTCTGCTCAGTGGTCATTAAATAGTATGTGTTCATATTAGTAAGCTGTAAATGTTCCACCGCTATTTGTTAAGCTAGGGAATGTACCGCTAGTATTCGTGGTGTTGTTTTCTAATCTATACTCAGCCAATAAATTGGTGGTTACGCCAGCATCAGAGCATGTCATTGGAGTACCACTGTTATACAGAGCTGTTACTTCTGATTGCGTTAAAGTCTTGTTATACACACTTACTTGGTCTATACCACCTTTGAATACATTAGCATTGTTAGGTGAACTACCAACAGCATCCCCAATAGCTACGCTTCGTATATTAAAAGTTGTTAGGCTTCGAGAATTAAACTGAATGCTTTCTGGTAATTTTGTTCCATTCCAGTATAGATTCATACCAGAAGAAGTCGTGTCTGAATTATCACGTGTGAATACTAAGTGTACAAATCCTTCACTATTTACATTGCCTCTGTTTGTAGAATACCATCCGTTACTATTTACCCCCGTAATAGACGTATTATTAGTAGAAGAAATAGACCAAAACCTTTGATGAAAATTACCCCCACCGCCATATCTGAATCTCAACTGCATTCTAGCGCTAGTTGGATTATACTGAATAAAAATCTGGTTAGACCCGCTTGGAGATGCCTCAGAAAATGAACCTAACCATTGTGCTTGGTTACTGGTTTCATCTACACGAAACCAACCGCTATAACTAAAGTCATCATTACTTCCAAACAATGTGCTACTGTGGTTAGTAAACCTTAATGTATCATTAACACCATCACCAAGCCAGTAGTAATCACTATCAGTAACTGCTGGTGCAGCACTATGGTCATATCCCCTCCACTCTAACATTGAATGAGGAGCCTCTCCGTCTGGATAAGACGCACTATTTGTGTTTATTGTTCCGAAATCACCAATCGACAAACCTCTAAGACTTAAGTCTGGTTCGCCACCAACCCCAACCTCAGTAGCTATTTCTGATATTTTTATTTGTCCACTACTTGATATAGCCATTACCCAAATATATTTGAGAACGCAATAACGTCTCCTTTAATATGTAAATCACCATCAGACTCCATACGAGCTACAAAATTACCACCTGCATAAAAATCTATACGTCCGTTGGTTGAATCAAACTGTATGTAGTTGTTAGCATCTTTACCAACGTGTGTAATACCATCACGAAGATCAGCCTCAACACTAAACGAATTGCTGCTCAAGTCTAGACCGCTACCAGCAGAATAAGTCGTATTAGCATCTGTCCAAGGGACATTTACATAAGCTTTGTTACTAGCGTCTAATTGTACTGGGTAGTTCTTAGCATTTGCAGTGTATCCAATTTTAACACCACCAAGTGCTGAAGACGTAGCTGCTGGTAGGGTATAACTACTTCCACTACTTACAGTTGCAAAAGATAAAGTGCCGTTACCATCTGTAGTAAGAACTTGCCCTGCTGAACCGTCAGATACATTAAGCTCTCCAATACCTACAGAGTTAGCCGCAATACCAGTTAAGTAAGTACTTGTATCTACACTCAAGTTACCACTAGAATCAGATTTTATAAAACCTGCGCCATAAGATAAGAATCTAATAGTACCATCAGATTTAATAGACATCTGATGAGTAAGGTTATTACTACCATATGTAAAGAACTTCATTGCAGAGTGGGTGGTTGTACCACTAGAGTTCTGCTGAAGTAAAATCTGCCCAGTTGGAGAATAGTTGTTTGCGTTATGGAAGTTCAAAGCAACACCATTGCTATTAGCAGCAGTTGCTGTATTTACAAGACCCAAGGCGTTCACAACACCCCCAGCATTAGCATCCCCCAGAAGCGCAACACCAGAACGATTACTGGTATTTGAAGTACCTGCACCTACTTGTATTGTTGCGGTTGGAGACGCTTGGTCGCTAACGGTAGCAGCTTTGGTTATACCCGTTAATCCACTGCCGTCTCCTTTAAATACACCATAAGTTTTTATATCTCCACTATCGCCACCAGTAGCCTTAAATGTTTTCCCGGGCTCACAATCTAGTTCTAGTGTAGACCCAGTGTATGAATGAGACGTAGCAAACGTAACAGTTTCATTACCATATGCTAGCACTTCTATATCTAATGTTACTGCTTGAGCATTGTCTGTTTTTAACTCAACAGCAAAATCTTCATTGTTGTTAGATATGACTTTTACATACAACCTTGTGTAAACCCCAGCGTTAGATTCTATCACAATGTCTTGGTAGTGATTTACTAAAATATCCAACACATTAGAAACAACAACACCGTTAGAAGTTCCTTGCAAAGAAACTCTAATACTAGAAGCAAGGTTTCCGCCATCAACAGTAAAGGCTGTTCTATACCCATTGCTGCTAATGCTAGCTGCTTGACCAGTGTATCTTCTAAAGTACCTATCGTCATGGTTGTGGGTTGGTAGAGCTGTTAAATAACTCGGGTCATTAGCCGGAACCCATGAAGGAGTTACATCAGCTCCAGTAGCAACGCCATCCAATTTGGTCTTGTCGGTAGAAGACATCAGCCCATCAGCCGAAGTAGTTGCTACATTATAGGTCGTATTGTTATCAGTTTGCGTTAACGTGTTTGTAGATGGCGTATAGCTTAGACCGCCTGCTAAGTTTATACCCGAGTCAAATATTCTTTTTGCAGCACTGTCTCTGATTACATAGTTACCTTCTGATAGCTGATATGTTTCAAGTTCTAAAGTTCCGCTAGGTTCTGTTGTAACATAGTTTCCAGAGGTGTCAAAGCTACCAGACACTTGCGTTAAATCTAGCTGACACTGAGTGTATTGTGTGGCTACAACATATACATCCCAATGTCGATAATAACTAGGTTTTTCACCAGAATAAATAGCGATACCAACGTTTTCGTGTAATACGTGGACATGCCCAGTTACTTCGATATTATCGGAATTATTTCCTTCACGACCTTGTATTGCAAGGTCTATCATGTTAGAGCCAAACGACTCCACGTGGTTTGTCATCATACCACGTATGCGAAGACCCCCAGAACCAGTATTAACTGTTGCTACTTTATACCAACGAGTTCCAGAAAAACTTGATAGATTTAATGTAAATCTGTAGTCATTATCTGTTCCGTCCGTTGAAGTATATATAGCGTCAAGGTTTACAGACCCAGTAGCTGTAACGTGCCCATTGTCGTCAAAGGTTAAATCTTGTATTACTGTACCGCCACTATTGTTTACATCAGCTGCTTCTGTAATACTTGGGTGGGCAGTTAAATAACTGCCAGCCACTTGAGCACCAATAAGAGTTCTAACCTCTGCAGCATCTACACCACCAGTTAAAGAAGGTGTTGAGCCATCGGTAGTGATGGCAGGAAAGTCGTTACGATTTAAAGTATTAAAGTTGGTATATCCATTTTTGTTATCAGCTTGCGAAACAACCCATCCGTTACCCCACTGTGACGTAGCAGAAGAAGCAGTATAACCAAGCCACAAATCTTTAGCAATGAGCTGAGTATAGTTAGCCCCTTCACCGCTTATAAAGAATGCTGTGTTTCCAGAAGAAGAGTTTCTACAAACTTCAATAGTCGGTGTGTGGTAAGGGTTAGAACACTCATATCTAAAACCTTCAAATCCACCATTAGATTCTGGATTCCAATACCCATAAATTTTAATCTCACCGCCTTCACCAGAGTCATAATAATTATCTTGGTATACTAAAGTAAAACCACCCATAGAGTAGTTATCTTGAGGCACTTCAGTTTGTAAGATAATATAAGTTGATGCACCAGAACTGTCAGACCATACAGCGTGAGTTTTACGCCATACGTTCATCTCTTTGTCACTGCCAGTAGGTTGTAATGCTTCATACTCTGGAACATATACTCCAGCGTGGTTGTGTGAAGCGGTAGCAAACGCAGATGATGCTTCGTATGCCGCACTACCAAAGATTGAAGACGCAAGCTTCTTGCCTTGTACTCCGTTGTCAAGAATAACAAAGTGGTCTTGTGTAGGAGCAAACGTAGCAGTGTTGTTGGTCAACTCTGAAAGATCTACATTGAAAGTATTGCTGCTAAGGTCTAACAACGTACCAGCGCTATACGTAAAGTCTGAAGTAGCAAAATCCCCGGTAGTGTATACTCGGTTAGCTCCGAGATACATGAACGAGTTTTCAGTATACCATCTTCTTTCAGTTCTTTCTATATCATTACTTCCAGCAGAAGGCTCATTTGCTGAACCAGCAGCTGTTATGTATGTTATAGGAGAATCACCTGCATGAGTAGTCCAAGATTCTGCTACAACTGTAAAACTGTCTCTCCAGTCACCAGCCATCTGAACGTACAAATCATACGTGTTTGATAAGCCACTACTAGAGCTTCTTATAGAACGAACATTTTTAAAAAGGTTAGCGTGGTCATCAGTAGAGTACCAAGCCATTTGATGATTTTCTTGAGCAGAGGCTCCGTTCTCGTATCTAACGTCAATTGCTTCTACACCACTTGATACGTCGTCATAACCGTTTATCGTAAACTTAATAGTTACCTTTTCGTAACTAGAACCAATGGTAACTCGTGATAATTGAACCCATGAATCAGCAATTTCACTACCAGTAATACCTACACTTCTAACGGACTTTGAGGTTCTCCAATTCGTATTACCAACGTGTTTGTAAAAACTATCTTTAATAAATCCGTTTACACCTAAATCCGCTTCTACAGTTAAGTTATTGTTTATATTGACATCTCCATCGCTAGCAATAGTCATTCTGTTAGTCGCACCAGTGCCCGTCAAGAATCTAATACCCTTGTCACTAGCGGTTCTTTGTGCAAGAGTTAACCATCCTTGGTCAGCAACAAGAGTAATGCCTTCAGCGGTATAAACACCGTCGTCAGAAGTACCTCTAATCAAAAAGTAACCAGCGTTTTGACTGTCTGTGCCTAAGAATTGAAATCCAGCGTAGTTACTAGTATTTGGTTTAAATTTAAGAGTGTAATTTGTTCTTGTAGCTCCACCAATATCTGTAAAGTCTACTGATGTTAAGAAAGAAGTGCTGTTAAATGCGTTAGAACCAAGAGTTCGTTTCTCCACTTCATTACCATTCATTACCAAAGCTGTGGTAGATGTGGTATTTGCATCTAGAGTATGTACCTCTAATTTACCTTTTACTTTAACATCGTCTTGGAATGTTCTATCACCAACGTGATCTACACGAATTACTTTCCATCCAGAAATCCAACAAGCACGAGTACCGCTACCAGCAGAATAGTTAAACAAAGCTTGCGGTGTCCAATACGTTGCATCTGTTTCAAATGCACCAGTGTTGCTGTTGTGGTGACCAGTAATATAACCACTAACTTTAGTCCATTCTGCAGCACCAGTATAATTAGACATTACGAAATATCCATATGAACCTGGATTACCAGCACCACTTGCTGGAGCCGTAAAATCCGCCTCGTAGTCAATAGAACCCATGTAATGTCCTTGAGCCGTACCAGCGTTTTTAATCCAACACTCCATGTAGTAAATACCGTCTTGGTCAATAGGGATGTATGGGAATCCAGAATTGTAAGCTCCACCCACACTTACTGAACCATCAATGTATACTGCATAACCACCTGGAGCGTTTGCAACTTCGTCCCAGCTTACATTATCATTGCCAAAATACTGTCGTAATTCTCTATTACTCCAAGTAGTATTTAATTCAAATACAGTCTCGCCTGGAGTGTAATGACCAAGTGGATATTCTTGGTTGTTGCTAATCCTTTGGTTAGTTCTTAGTAAATCAGCTTCAAACTCCGTGTCACCAGTAAAGACTTGGTCTAGACCTAAAGAAGCCCCATCTATAATCCCATAACCACTAAGTGTAGTTGGCTTTCCGGTTAAATCAGAAAAAGATACTGTTGTTAAATATGAGCTTAAATCTTGGTCACCCGTGTTCGTGCCAGATGATGAGCCAGAGAAGTTTGATGCAGATATTGAACCCGTAAAAGTTGCACTTCCATTGGTTGAATCTAGTGTGAGCGTATCGCCACCTCCACTATTGCCTATAAACTTGAAATTTTGGTCAATCCTAAACCTATATGATGCTTGTGTAGTACCGTCAGAGCTAGAACCCCATCTTTGTAGGTTTTGATTCCCATCTTGTACTATTGCAACTTGAGTTCCACTAACAGCACTTGTTGAGTTTACGTACAAACCATCACTAAATACATCACCCAAAATAGAGGTGTTCCCGCTACCATCTATTTCTAAAAATATATCAGTACCAGAATGCTTAGTTATACCAAAATTAGTGTTGCCGGCAGTTCCATTTATATTCTTACCAAGTCTCCAGTCTGTACCAGAAGCCGCACCAATGTATATGTAACCACTAGTAGCGGCACTTCTTGTGTTTACAAATCTAGCTACTTCTTGTGCTGAACCGTCCGCTGCGCCAGAAGTGTTATTAGCTGTTACATAACTTCCTTGAACCGTACCAGTAGCCGTAACAGAAGCTGATTGCACCGCTCCAGGTACAGTAATGCCTTGATCATCGGTAAGAGTAATAGTTAACTCTCCTTGGCTATTTAGGAGTGATTCCGCCTCTATGTTATCAAATTTTATCGCCATAGTTGTTTTTACATTAGTCTTCTAAACTTGAACCTCATTATTTTACCGCCATTGGAATTATCTAAATTCTCAGTATATGTTTGGTTTGTTTTCACTTGTAGCATTAAATCATGGGTATCCGTGCCCAATGCTCTCTGTGTTCTAAATTGTAAATCACCGGCATTAGGAGCGTGCCCAGCTCTATGCACTGGTATTTCATCCACGGCTGTACTATTGGTACTTTGACTGTACCAAGATATAGTAGCTGAGTAATACTCGTAGTAATGCTGTCCACCTGCATTGAAATCACTTACATAAACCTGCATTGCGTAAGTACCAGTAGATAAGTCTGTTCCAGAAATATCAGTATCTGTCCATGTATCAGCGACTAAACGGAACGTCATTGCAAATTCACTGATTTGGTCAATCGCGCCACCGGTGGTTGGTTCTAAACCACTATGTTTTAAAGAACCTGCAACCTCAAATTTTGCGTTAGTACCAGAGAATTTTAATGTATTATCGTTAGTGTCATCTACAATAGCAAGTGTCATGTCGCCACTTGAACCAGACTTAAATACAATCCCTTCACCTGGGTCATTAAATTCTAATTGATTAACACCAGTGATGTTGTAATTAGATCCAGATATACCTCCGTTAGCTAATGTTAATCCATTAATACCACCAGAAGCGGTAAGGGTGTTTGCTACAGTTGTTGCTGTACTGTTTACCTCAAGTCTTTCTACACCGCCAGTAACTACTCTCCACTGGTCAGCAGCGTGGAACTGCATATAAGTATCAGTGTCACCAGTATGAAAAATATGAGCTGGAACATAAAGGTCATTTTGAATTTCTACATCATGACCTCCATTTCCTAAAAGTATTTTAGAGGCATCATTCCAAACATCTATCGCTCTTTTTGTACCTACCCCGCCATCCCAACTAAACCAAGTAGAAACACCAGTACCAATACCAAAAGCAAAACCATCTTCCGTGGCACTTCTTTGAACATAAAAAGAGTTAGCTGTCAAGTCTGTACTATTCCACTTCCACGGAAGCTTTAAAGTTCCAGTCATCTCATCACCGGACACAGCTACAAAAGCTGTAGATGCAGCAGTAGCGGCAGAACCCAAGCCGAGGTTAGTTCTTGCGTTAGCAAGCTCCGTAGAGCTAAGGCTCTGATTGTTTACATCAATACGTAGTCTGTTGCCGAGGGCAGTAGACATCGTAGTGCTAAAGCTAGCATCGTCACCAAGAGCAGCTGCAAGCTCATTAAGAGTATCTAACGCAGCTGGAGCAGAATCTACAATATTTGATACCGCTGTATTTACATAAGCTTGTGTCGCAACAACATCGCCATCTATTTTTACAGTACCCGCAGTATCTAAATCAATACTTAGCTTTTTCTGACCAGCACCAATAAAGTTTATTTCGTTTGGAGTGCCAGACCACTGAATACCCCAAGCATCAGCATCAGTTGAGTTTGATGGATAATATCTTTCAGAGATACCCCAAATATCATGAGTGCCCTCCGTATCAGCACTGTCGTTTCTTGCTATATAGCCGTTTGGTA